CCCTTAATGAATTTGTCCGCCATAGCAGGAACAAAAACGAAAAAGAACTGATAAGCAAAACATTCATCATCATTTTATTCCCTTTATTTTATCTTGTAAATATCCGTAAAATGACACGCTCCCCGTTGCAAGGATAAGTGTGAGAATCATCCACACACTAGGGAGTACATCACTCAAAACATCTGCACCAATATAATAGTTTAATATCTTTTCTCCACCATTCAAGAACACTAAAAATGACATCATAGTGAACAGCAAACCGATTAGAAAAGCCTTGCTTAATTCTAACCGGATATTCTTTTCACACTGCTCACCATTTTTAATCTTCATCTTTCGTAACATTGATAAATCGTAGTGTGCAGAACCCATGCTCACAAAGGCACCGATTAGAGCGATTATGATATAAGCAGGGTCTTGGAAGATTATCATGCTCCCGAATAATGTTGAACTAAATACGGCTTTTTTAAGTACTACTGTCGTTACGATCGTTTCTGTTAAATTTGAGTCTGTCATTTTTACTTCTTATAGCGTTTTTTGTAACTATTAGTGCAGTGCATGTCATCTCCGAAAAGCCAATTTATGACATCAACTACGTAGCCGTAGAACATGCTTTTACCGCGTACCATTTTATAGAAAGAATATGCACTTAGTGGTTTCATGTTAATATAATCCTATGCAGAATACAGTTATCGCGTAGATACATGCACCGCTCCATACACCCAAGAATGTTACAAAAAGATCGAGAGAATCAAAACCACCATATTTATATTGGTCATATAATTCTTTCCCAACACCTGCTGCAATTCCTGCAAATATCCCTATTACGGGGGAAACGAAAGCAAGCAAGAATGTGATCAGAAACCCTGCAACAAAATGACAGCCTTTATCTTTATAGGGTACGTTATTACAATTATATTTCATTTATGTTTTCCTCTTTTATTTTTTCTGTTGGTATATCCCCAAACTCATCCGTACCAAAGATACCAAACTCATAGCCTGTCATACTAGCAATATCCAAGTCTTTAACTTTAACCCCAGCTCGCATATTTACAAGACCCTTGCTTAACAGTAACTCTCTTGTGGCTTGCTCATCTATGTTTACACCAATGTCAGTCACTTCTTTATCAAATGACCAGCGAATGTGCTTTAACGTCTTAGCTTTATTGAAGTTCATAGGTTTCAAGAAGTCTCCTCCTAGCTCCCTAGACAATTCATTGATGCTGTAGTAGCCTATAATGTTTTCGTCAGCGTCATACTTTGCCATTTTTTCCAACTCTATAGGAATATCCCCCATTGCAGAGGGATAAACTATTCTCTCGTAACTGTTTTTTAGCCGTCTTTTTAGTGTTTTAATGCTCATGTTCTATCCTTTAATTTTGTTGTCTATTATGAGATCCGCTTGTATCTCGTCTATAGTATCAGGGTTCCCAATATATGCTTTTGTGTCTAAAATAGAGTCATATGGTATTTGCGGGTTGCTTGCTTGAGGTATGTCATCTACATAGTATCTGTAGTCAATGCCATCGTATGTTAGTTTTCTTGACTCTGTTCTGTTTGTGTAAGATTTGATTTCTCTAATGGAGATATTCCAAAAATTTGTTTCCTGTCCAGATAGAGAAGCATCTCCAGGTCTGAAGTACAAGCTGAGTGTTGTACCCCCTGCTTCTATTACTTTATGTACTGAATCGCTTGATGCAATTTCTCCAACCTCGGGGGAGTATATACCGGATTGATAATAATCCCCACTACATTTGCATATGAACAAATATTTATGCCCAGCAGTTGAATTAACACTAAGCCTTGCTCCTTGATTTTCTGCGTTACTAATTAGATTTAATTTAAAATCCTCTATTGTTCTATTTGTAGGAGTACCATATTCGTACCACTGGGTTAAAGTTGTAACATCTGTGCCATCAGGGTAAGCACTGAAATCATAATCATTGTGAAGTTCGTCACCTAGGTCCATTAAGTCACCTTTACACTTATACTTTATTGTGTAAGGCGTAGTTGGAGTCCATTGAGCGTTGGCATACATTCCTGAATTGTCAAGCCTGATTGAGTCAGATGTTGTAAGCCCCGTTATTCTACCTGTTGTAGCATCTTTTACAAATCTAAAGTCCGTTGGTCCATATTGGGTGTTTTTGTATGTGTCTCTGTTTGCTGTTACGTAGTTAACGATAGTCAAAGATACTGTGCCATCAAGGCTTTGAACAGCATCCCCGTTTTCATAGTCATTGCCGGGGAACATATCTTGTATATCTGTAGCATCAAAACTTAATTCATCAATCGTTACACCAAGCTGCAACCTCCGCACATCGTCAGGGTTTGCATTTAGATACACGAGGTCTGATGCCATCGGTACTTTAGATAATTTAGTAATATCTGCAAAAGAATCTGTAAATGTGTAGGTTGTTGATGTTGGGATAGTTTCTATCACTTTCCATTCATTATTTACAGGGGAGTAATAAAGGAGTGCTTTTGTGTCTACAGAGGTTATTTCTTTAGCACTATTGATTAAAACATCTCCCGTAAAGCCCACTGCTGTCAAGGCTTCATTTGTTCCTGTAGTTTCGTAAGTTCCATTAGCACTTTGCCCATCCAATGTCCCTGCCGAGTAGTTGGATATTGTAAAGTTTATTACAACATTTGTGCCAGTTGAAGAAATATCGCTTAAATCGCTTGTGGCGCTAGATGCTGTATAGCTGTCGGAACCGTTATCTACCCAATCAGCCCCTAGTGTTGCAGTTTGTTTTGTGTCTGTTGCAGAGAGTGTATATTCCAAAGGCACGGGTAAACTGTTGTCTGTTCCGTTCTGATATATTGCTTTAGAACCGTAGAGAGGGGCGTCATTTGCACTGCCAGAACTTCCTGCGTTGTCTAGGGTTCGTTCTCCTGTTGGGGATGTGTTGAATGTGGTCATGTTGTATAGGATTTTGGCTAATTGGACATCTCCGCTTCCACTACTTATACCTGATATAGTAAATGGTTTAAATATATTAAACACGACTATCCTTCTTGGAGTCCAACATCTCCAGTCATTACAGAGGTTTTCCCCCACCAAATACCCTTGCAAGATGGTAGGTTGCTATGTATCCCCTCTCTATGCTCAAGTTCTATTTCTGGGCTTTCATCATTATCAGGCTTATCTACAGCTTTAATTATATTAAGCGTTCCGCTACCAAGATACGAGAATAAAAATGTATTCTCATCGGTGTTAATTTGTGTGTATTCTGTATTTGTCATTGGTAATCTCATGGCTGTACTCCTTCATATGTTGGAAGTTCTGATAAAAGTTCTGCTTTCGTTGGTATCTCCCTATCCCCAGAAGCTACAGCATTTAAAACGTTATAGCAGTATGTCCATACATCTGAACGCCAAACAAGAAGTGCTTGACCTTCTGCTTGGTAGGCATTTTCAAACCCTGCATATGAGCACGCAGAGAGCATATTGTCATAACCAGCTTCTTTTGCTGTTTTGTCTAAAAATTTTTGGACCCCTGTTTCAAGATCTTTTTTGAGTGCATCTGCTATCTGTTGAGGAGATCTAAAGTCAACTTTTTTGAGTGAGTTTGTTTCTATATCAACACAGTTATAGTTTTTATTGATAGCCTGTCTCCACTCTTCTTGGCTTATCTCAATGTTTGGAAGTGGTATTGTTGAGTGTACTTTATTATCGTAGTAGCCAATTAGTTTACCGTTTATTTCGTCATAATGTGCGTATTTCATAATTTTCCTTAATTTCCTATCGCTATCCAACTAGTGTCTGCATCACCATCCATTGTTACTAAAATAGTGCTTAAACTTGTTCCATCTTTACCTGCACTTGTAGAGTTACCATCTTGTCCAAAATCCAGAGCATTAGGACCCCCCATTACCATAAAAATATTATTAGGAAAAGCTATTGGGAGTGTAACTGTTATCGTTCCGCTTGATGAAGATGGGAGATACCCCCATTGCTTTATTATATTTCCATCAACTGTTGGGATAATCACATATCCAGACTCGTTTAGATCAGATTGAAATGCAGAGGCATCAAGTGTTTTACTCCAAGCAGTCCATGTTCCAGCATGTCTTCCTCTTATGAAAATTCCATCATCCGTAGTAATTCTTTGATAAATAGTATCGGAGCTTCCAATGAATACTTCTAGTATATAATCACCAGATACAGAAGTTGCATGATTTACATATGTATATGTTGCATCAAGGCTATATTTACCCCTGCTTAAAACATCATCTAAATCAGAATTATCATCCAATACTCCAAAGTCTTGGATTGCCCCAGCGATAAGCCCTGCTATTTCAACATCATTTGACTGTATCTCATTTTGCAATTCGAGAAGTGTATCGTATGCATCCCCTGCCCCAGCTACTATTTGGTCTTTAATCTCCTCTGCTGTATACCCACCAAGTTTTTGAGCATTTGTAACCTCTACATCATTTAAAACTAATGATCCAGAAACTCTATCCAGTTGAACTTCTGTCGTACCAATAAAGAGCGAACTATTTTTTTCAAGATAGTTATTTACACTTAAAAAATTAAAGTTAAACGCTGTTGTAAGGCTGTCATGGTTCAATCTAAGATACACGCCTTGTCTTTGATTGATAGGCAGTTGTGAAGCCAATGCACAAATAGCAAACAATGTGCCATCTTCAAGATATAGCCCAACGGTTCCTGTTTGGTCTGTTGCCAAGTTTGCTTCAACAATACAGTTGAAAGAAACAGTTGCCGCATCATCTACAGAATACTCCGTAATTGTTCCAGTAAACCATACATCTTCGGAGGGGATATTGCTTGCCGAAAAGGTAGCATCTATATTCATTATTGGAACAATGAATTTGAATGTCTTTGGAGAGACTGGGGTACCATCAGCTAAAGCATCTGCGATAGCTTGCCTTCCATCATCTGTTAATAGGAAATTATTTGCCATTTGTGTCCTTTAATTTGATTGTTCTGCATAAGCCAAAGATTCTCCTATGGCTCCTGCTTGTACTATTATTTCTATGGTGCTAAATGCAGGATATATAAAACAATATTTTCCATTTGTTCGATAAATGTCATCTTTAACAACATCAACTATCTTCTTATTAACAATAATAGTATTCGTTACAATATAATCTACTTTAGTCATGTGTTATTATAGTTAATTGTTTCATAGTCTTTTTAAGGCACTTTAATTTGATTGTTCTGCATAAGCCAAAGATTCTCCTATGGCTCCTGCTTGTACTATTGCTGTTTTGTCATACGTTATAACATAATCACCTTCAAGGGATAACCATTCCTCATATGTTATGTATGTTGTTAATGGGTTTTCACAATCTATACTTTCATAACATATTATATCCATTCCAGATTCATCATGCTTTAGGTGCCCAAGTGCTTTTAAATAATTGTCAATATTTTTTGGGTTATATGCAATCCTGTTTCTATAGAACGGGGCAAGGTAAGACATTGTTTTTAAATCGTCACTTGATATATCAAATTCTGGCAGAGTAATTCTATTGTCCACAAAAAAAGGACACTTTTTTGATATTTCTTGTGCAGAGAAAAATGGTGCAATATAGTAATATGGGTCCTGTACCATAAAATGCAATATAGTCTGGTCTATTGCTTCTGCTACTGCATCATATAATTCACTATTTTTGGTCATAAACTACCACCTTTCTGTTACAAGTATATCAATATTTGCTATCTCTATATTATAAAATGTTGCATTCGTGGCTTCTGGTTTTTCTGTCATGGTTATATCTACATCAATATTGTAGTCAGCTAACACTTTTATAATTTGAAGGTAAATAATTGATTTGTTTATTCTCCTGTCTATATCATCGTAATACCCTGAAATAAGATTTTTTATTTCATCAAGTTTTGCTGCTGGGATTGATTTTTTTGTATTGTTTGTTATGCTTATATCAATATCAAGAGGAACATATAAGGGAGAAACGTGTTCAACATATTTCCCATACACTGTGTCATTTACAATATCCGTGATACTTTTCTTCATAATTGTTTGCCCTACATCCCCGTTTCCCAAGAAAGACACAAAAACCTTATTGATATTACAGGCACTTGCTCCATTTTCTCTATCTTCTTGTTCTTGTTGCCAAACCTTTATAAGATAAATTCCTCTAATTTTTTCTTTTATAAGATTTTTATAGTCTTCATTGTAGACGATCGAGTTATTAAAATTTTTGTTGTATCTAAGAATATTTTGCATTTCATTAATATTCAATGATGATTCATAAGTATTGCTTTTTACAATATTTTCACACAATATATCAAAATCCCCTATGATTGCTAAGTTTTCTGGCACATCATCGGAAGCGATTGATTCAAATACCTCTACGGTTAGAATATCATTTAATTGTATATTTAACCCGTTTGTATTTTTTGTTCTTACGCAAACAAGAAGTTCTCCATCTAGTTTTATTTCTAAAGATACATCACTATCCTTATCTATAAACATTTGTGAATATTTTAGCTCTTCCCCGTCTCGATATACTTTAAAATCGTACAGTTGTTTGTATGTTGTATTTAGTGGGATTTTAAAATAGAGATTGTTATCTACTGTTGCGGTAATTTCACGCCTTGATCCCATTGTCAGGGTTAATGTTTTTATTTCTGTTGCTGTAAGATTTACCTCTTCATCTAACATAAATACATCAACACCAGTAGTAAATCTCTGATATCTATCAAGAGAAACATCTACACCACTTTTTATATCTGCTGTTATGACAAGTGGTTTTTGCAATTTTATGTATCCAAGTTCATACATAAGTCTTGCTAAGAGTTTTGTCTCTCCTGTAGGATCGTAAAATTCAGAAAAAAGATTTGTTTCTCTCTTAATTGCATCATCTATTTTATACCCAAGTTCATTTGCAAGTGCAACTACACCTAGATCCCCGTCTAGTCCAGAAAGTCTTGGATCACTTTTTACTAATCCTAAAAAATATTTGTTTATGTCTTCTCTGTTAATATCATTAAACATTGTATGCTCCTAAAGCTATTCTGTTATTATAGAGTTTTATTAGGATAAAAAATTTATCACTCTCTGCTTCTTCTATGAAAGATATGTCGTAAATTAGCATAGCAACACTTTTGCCTAATTGTTTTTCTATCGCATCAACAATTATCCCTAGTTTATGATCAAGATTTTGTCTATTCTCAAACAATAATTCATGTATTATGTTCCCATATCTAGGATAGCCCTTATAGCTGCCCAGTGGGGTATCAAGCCAATGCTGTATTGGATTCTTTGTTAAAGCACTCATACCTTACTCCCTATTGTTGTGTCTGTTGACTTATGTATAATATTTACACTAATAATTTCTTTATTCTTTTTTTCTTTTTTCTGTCTTGGTGGTGTTGTATTTTTAGCAATAATTTCAAGATGTTGCTTTAGGGCGGCATCAAGTTCTGCGATAATCTTTACCTCTTTGGTGCCATCTGTTTTAGTGTCATCCTTGTTGGCTTTATTGGTCTTATTGGTTTCATTGGTTTTCTGTTTGGTCCTATCTATTGCCTTTGATTGATGTATATTTTTTTGTACCTTATGCTTCAAGGCTATACTGTTTTGTTTTAATTTTTCACTTGGCATACGGAAAGTATCAAAAGATGATATCTTAACAGTTTTTCTGCTCACCTTATCACCTTGATTGCCACCGATAACAGTCATTGTTCCCTTGTCACTGTCTATGCTTTCAACAACAACAACATGGTTTCCTACTTTTCTGCCCTTATTGTATCTGCTCTTAACTGCAATAGCCCCTTTTTGTGGGCTTGCTTTTACCCCCCAGCCTCTCCATGATCCAGCACTTGCACTATTCGTTCCACTATACCCAGAATCAATAACCTTTTTGTTTATAAATGCTGAACACCATGCGTTTGCTGAACCACTATCATCTTTTGCATTTTTATAACTTGTTGAATAAAGGTATCCCATAATTTTAGGATTGCTTTTCCATCCTTTTACTTCCTTTACGCCTATATCCTTCTTGGCTTCTTCTAGGATCTTAAGTCCACCTTCCTTAGAGGATAAGGTTGAAGGAGAAGCAGGAGAAGCAGGAGTAGTAGTAATGGGTGACGGGGTGTTGTTGCCTATGTTTGATGGTGTGTCGTAGCTTGACCGCAACATTAATAGCCCCTCAAGGGCATCTTTTAGATTTTTTGTGCTCATCTTAAATGCGTCTAACTGTATAGATAGTTTCTTTTGATCATCTTTATCTTTAGGTTTATTCAGATCTTCTTTGAGTTGTGATATTTTCTTCTCGTTTGATTTTAATTGTTCTCGCTTTAATGCTATTTCTTCACTTATTTTCTTATCTCTATTGTACCACTCTTCATTGTCTCTTGATTGCTTGTGCAGATTTGCCTGTTTTGCAATTTCCAGATATGGAGAATTGGAAACAAACTCTTTATTTTTAAGTAAAGTTTCTGATAGATCTCCCATTTTTTTAAAGGCATTGTCTCTGTCTTGTTTTGAATGTAGCCCATATTTATCATGTTCTCTTACAATGTCTTGGGCTTTTATGAACTCACGCTCTTCTTTTGTTTGCTTATCGAAAGCTCTTGAAACAACCTTAAATGCTTTACTAACATAGTTTTCTAGTGCAGTAGTTCCCTTCCCAAGTACATTATTGGCTGTAGAAAATAAACTAATGACAGCCTTTCCGAATCTAGGATAGTTCTCTTCAAAGTTTTTACTTGCAGTAGTAATGCTTTCTCTTAATTTCGCTGTGGCTTTTTCAGTCTTTTGTGGGTCTATCTGGTAATCAACATCAAAGAACTTAAGTATATCATTTGTGAACCCTATTGTCTTTTCGCCAATCATGTTGGCAATGCCTTGTATCTTGCCTGCTATGCCGATATTTGCAACATCTACCCCTATGGAGTCTGCAACCTTCTTAATGGCATCAGATGACGCGTCAATAATACTCCAAATTAATACAGGAATAGAAAGTTTTCCTAGTAGTGTTTTTGGATTCAAAATCTTTTTTATCAGTAGACCGAGACCGCCAATAACACCGCCCCCAAGAAGAGTTTTCCCAAGCATCCCCTTACCAAGAGAGAAGGACCCTCCTCTTCCACCCTTTTTTAGTTCTTTAAGGATATCTTCTAGAGTGTCTCCCTGTTTTTCATTCTCTTTAGAATCTTTAAATTCTGTTCTTAGTTCATTTTTTGCATTTCGCTTGCTTAAATAGTTTGTTATTCTTCCACCACGGGGTAAAATACCTTTTATTTCTTGCATTGCTTTGTATGCAGAACCACCAAACATATTTCCCAATCCCCCAAATTATTTATGATTGTTGTGGTATTGTTTGAATCCTTTTGTGAAGCATCAACCTTTGCTGTAGTATCTGGCATAAGCTTTTTAAGTGCTTTTGTTATAAGAAACCCTGTAGATCTATCAAATTCAAATGCCATTATTTTCTCCTAGTATCTTAAGCCAAGGTCTAAGTTTGCATCGGTATTAGCATCCATCTTTTTGGCTTTTCTAAGGCTGTCTACCATATCGGAACTGATCTTTTTATCAATAGGAGAAGATGAAATAGATAGTAGGTTCCCAAGAGCAGAAGCATCCATTGTTAGGGCACCATTTTCTTCTTTTACTCCATAGGTTGTAAATGTATTTTCTAGAGAAGAAACGTTGTCTTTAAGTATTTTTATTTCTTCCTCTTTTTTATTGATCTCACTGATTGCTTTTTTAGCCTCTTCCAATAGTTTCTGGTTTTTAGTTAAAAGCCGTTTTTTTTCTTTCATTTCTTCTTGGATATCAATATCCTTGTTTCCTATGATAATTTCCTTCTCTTCAAGTGTTTTTTGGAGAGTTGAAATATTGTCCTGCATTGCTGCTAGCTTATCTTTTACCTTAATAGCCCCCATGACGCTATCTTGATTTATAAGTAGGTCCTTTGCTTCATCATATAGCTCTTTATTGTCTCCAATGGCACTTATGACGGCATCCTCTATTGCTGATCCTAGATGACAATTACCATCGCTACAAATTGAGTCCATTACGACACGGTTCCCATTAAATTTCCTATAGTTTCGACAAGTAGCATTTCGTAAGAGACAATTTTATCCCTTATTGAGAGCTTTGTTACTTTCCCTATTGGTTCTTGTACGGTACCAGTATCAAAGTTGACTTCTGTTGCAAGATACCCTGTTTTCTTATGTCTTGCACCGTGACCATACATACATAGTGCATACCCATTTTTAATTGTATCTTGAACCTTTTTACTTCTTACAAGCTTGTGTATATTTTGAAGATTATAATTCCTTGGAAGACCAAAAGAATGTCCGTGTTCCGTTATATCAAATGAAATTGAAACCTTGTGTACTCCATCACTTGAACTCTCTATCTTGCTTTTTTTGTTGTTCATGCTATAGCCTTTGTCTTTGGATTGTTTTTTGTATGCTCTAAATTATTATCTATCACATAATTATCATATGCTATTCCTGCTTCTATTGCAGTATCGTATCTTCCTATAAATATACTCTTGTTTTCTACTGTTATTTTGCACGCCCACTTCCCTCTGCTGGTATCAAAACTCACCCCTCTATACCCACTTGTATTATTTATCCTTAATGTCCTAGTATTCCTTGTTTGGGTGCTTCTATTTACCCATCTGCAATTATTTGGTTCATAGTTCCCATCATTATCTTTTCTGTCTATTGTTAAATCATCGCTATATCTATTTTCTAAAGCCCAATCCCTAAAAGAAGTATAGCTAGACACCCATGAGTCACACATTGTTATACCTCTTCCTCCATAATTTATAAAATGCGTGTTTGTTTCACTATAGCATCTTGATTTAATTGCTCTCCATATCCTGTATACTCTACTATTTCTACTTTCGCAATGTTTATTTAGGCTATCTCCACATTTTCTGCATTTTGTGGTGTTTCCTTTTTTTACATTATTTATATTTGCTCTGAAATGCTTTTTACAATAAGGACATTCATATATTCCAACTCTTGTCTTATAATTACTGCTACTTTTTGGTTTTATCCTACCCAAATCTTCAATAAGTTTTATTTCAGCATGACTCATTCTTACATTCCCTCATCTTCTTTTGGTTTTGGTTTAAGTATGTTTTCTATCATTACATCGAGCATACTATCTTTATTTTTTGCAGTAGCAGGAAGTGTTCCTTCCAGCATCTCTCTAAGCATCTCTCTTGTTTCCTTGGTATCATCAAATGTTGCTTGTTTAAATGCATCAAGGATAGCTCCTACTTGTGTAACATTATCTATACTCTCTCTTCTCTGCATTTCTGCATCAAGTTTTGCTTGATTGACCGTGGATGTAAATTCAACATCAATATATTTCATATTGAGTTCAAGATTATATTTCGACAAAAAATGTATTTTTGTAATATGTAAAATATATTCTTTCATTGTGCGTCTAATCTGCTCACCTTGTGCATCCATTTGTAGACTGTTTTGTACTGGTCCATCTCTTTCCCCTCCACCGATCATTGAGTCTGAAAAAGGAGTCATTTCAATATTAAACCCAATATCTCCAATGTATCGCTTTATGTGAAACATAATATCATCTATCTGTTGGTTAAACTGTGGTGTACTTTCTTGGATCTGTACAGAGTTTGTATTTTCTGCTGTAGTTGGAAGTATATGATTTGCCACTAATGGGGTAGGATCTTTAGATGCAACTCTTTCAAGGACCTTATCCCTAACTTTTTTAATACTTGCTTCCAGTGCACCTTTTAGTAGCTTTCTTTCGGATTCACTTGTGGACTCTAAGGTGTGCGTGATAAATCTCTCTACCATGGAGCTTGATATTCTCATGTTTGTCAAGGAGTTCACCGCCCAAATATAGTTATTGAAGCTATCTTCGCATCCTTCTATAACCCCACCATAAATAAAGTCTTCATAGATGGTTTCTTTTTCAGAAAAAGCATTCATATTTTCAACCGCAATAATGTTATCTGCTTGTAATTGCATAATACCATTTGATTGAGCATTCATTCTTGCTACTTTTGAAGGAGGAACATAGGTCCTACCATTGCCACTAACCTTGCTTTTACCACCTATTAGTTTTGTATTGGAACTTATCTCATATGCTACATCATGACCTCTATTGGTTCTGTATGGCGTGACATTGAAAGGTTTTGTTGAAAAATTATATACCAATTCTTTTATACCGCCAGTCTCATCAAATATTATTGATGTGTACCCATCACTATAAAACTGGCTATCCATTGTTACTTCAAGGAGATTTTTATCAATTACTTCTATCAAGTGGGCTAAGTCATTTTTGACAACTTCTTCTATTTTTTCATTTAGCCCAGCATCTTTTGAAATGGAGAGCTGAAATGGAATGACCGCATCGTGTGTAGCTCCTATTGCCCTAACTATGATTACTTTAACCATCTCCCTAGTAAAGCTATCTTCATAAATAGTATGTCTTTTTAAGTACTCTCCATCCCTTGACACAGAGTTAAATGTTTTTTGTCGTGTTGCACTAAATGTAAGGTTTCTAGGTATAGAACTCTGAATAATCTCCCTAGTTAAGTCTTCCATTGTCTTAGCCGAGACATTGCCATCAATGGACTTATCCTCTTTTGCTTTTTCACCAAGTAATCCAAAACTTAACTTTTGTAATATATTCATTCTTAGCACCTTACTAATTTATATTTATATATGTTACTGATCGGTCTTTTTTTTGTCACTTGCTCAACCCTCATTTTTATATTTTGAAATTCTGCAAAAGTTAATATACTATATTTTGGAACAAATGCCCCTTTAATAAGGCACCAAATACTATTGAAATTTGAACTATTTTCATTACCAAGAAGAGCGTCAAGCATTATCTCATAGGATACTATTTGAAATTGGTAATCAGCATTAATAAATATAGCTTTTGAGTTATATGGTATATTGTACTCTTTAATTGATCCGTCTTCATATCCAACACTTTTAACATCTATATCAAACGGGTCAAGATCATGTTTTACTTCCTCTCCATTATCTAATAATTTAACTGGTTTAATAGATACAGTTATTCCTTTTGTATCTATCCAAGTATCATGTATTAACTTTTCACGGTTTCTTTGTATTGAAATTAAATCTTGATCGAAAGACATGCTTCTTCTTTTTTGTTTTATTATAGTGTGTATATGATTGCAAAAATTAAGAGGTGTGCTAGGAGGAAGGTAGGTAAGCCCTTCCCCTAACTAAAAATTTACAAGGAGTAAAAAGAGAGGTGTGCCCCTCTGGGCAAAGGGGCAAGAAAAGTATACCTTAATTTAACTAAGAAGTAAAAAGGCTATTTTGAAGAGAAACTGCTACCTGCAATTTTCGCTTTATCTTTACTTGATATTCTTGTTCTTTTATTATTTTCTAAATTCTCTATATATCTTTTGAAAGCAGTATCTTTGAATGTCGAACGCTCCAATCCCTTCATTGTAACAATAAGGTGCTTGCAGCATAAGCCTTCAAGGTTTTTGTTTCTAATTGATGGGAATCTATGTTCTTGTTTCCCAAGTGCTGATTTAGCGATTGTAAGAATATACCTATACCAATATGTGAATCTACCGCAAGAACATTGTATTTTTATTGGGGCATTATAAAATATTTCTTGATGGCTTCTTCCTATCCCTATTAACCCGTCCGTTTCCCACTTTATATGTACTTCATGACTTGTCGCTTGATACAATCCACTTGCCTTCACCGTAAACTTAAAAACATCTTTTGTAATTGTCTTAATATAAAAAGCTTTTAGCTGTAATTTTGCTCTATCTATGTCAATCTTTAATGATTTATCAAGGGCATTTTTTAGATTTATCCCTGTTTTATAGTAGGACAAATAATGTTTAATTGCTTTTCCGTGCTCCCTTATTGTTAACGCTGTCTTTTGCGTTTCTACTTTTTTAGAGAGGGATTTGTCAAGTTCCTTTTTTTGTAGCTTATGGTTTAATATTGGGTTTTTATTTTTAACTTTTGTTGTACTTTTGATTGCTTGTATTTTTTTTATTCGTGCCATCTCTATACCGCTATCTCGTATCCATATTCTTGTGCATAGTTAGAATTAGGAATAAGGACATCAAACATAAAACTATACTCTGCACTTCCAAATAGTTTATCCGCCCAAAAATCTTGATTCTGTGCTTCATATGGTGTCAACATAACTTTAACGGCTTTATGGGTCATCCTAGAAATGTAATCTCTTTTAAACAGCATCATCTCTTCTGTTGTTAAAATCATCTATTCTCCTAACGCTTTAATTAATACATCGGTTTTATTTTTCAAAACTAAATCCAGTGAGAACATAAAAGCAAATGTTACCATTCTTAATTGTATATGGTCAAATTTCCATCTTGCTTTTTGGCTATCCCCATCAGTTAAAAATAGACCGTCTTGATTTGTAACTTGCTGTAGAGAAGTTTCTGCATTTTCAAGCACTTCAAAATTCTCTATATAGTGTGTCGCCAGTTCATGCTCATCTCCACGGTTATAAATCTCATAGTGATATGCTATCTTAAGAAAGCTTTTTTGTGTAGATATTACATAGTTTGGTTTCTTGTTTTCAAATAACGTCTTGGTATACTTCTTTACGTCTGCCATAAGAATATTCTCTTTTAGCATCCCACTATGAACTCTTGCACGATAAATCTTGTTTGTATCAATATCTTTTTTAATGTCAACAACGCACCAAGTGTAGCGGTCAACGGTATTTGTATTTAATAGTACGCAGAGTACCCTATAGTTTCTAATATCCATAGGGTTATTTTAGCAGTTATTGAAGTTTTGTTTTAAAGAGTAGGTTTTATAAAGCTATTCGTTCGAGGATCTCTTTTATCTCTTCAAATTTATACATGCCTGCATCTTTTGGCTTATGGGAACCCCACTGTTTAAAGAAGAATTGCACGTTATTTGCCTTGGCATAACAATTTTTACAGCCACTTGATGCCATTGTGCAACCTTGTGATCGGGTTCCATGTAAAGTCCGTCCATGCTATATTTGTCTTATTCATTTTATGTCTCCCATAACCCATGTTGTAAACCCAAAATAAGTGAATATGATGATAGATAGTACCACATCAAAAACATGTGGGAATCTTTCCCCCCAAAAAAGATACTCTATACCCATAAATATAAATTCTATAAAGATAAAAATACCAAGGCACCATAACCAAACTGTAAAAAGATTAAACTTAGATGCCCTTATTAATCTTGAGGTAAATTCTGTAATAAAATTGTTATTCACGTCATCCCCCTGTGCTTCCAAAGCCGCCATCACGCTCTTTATCTGTATCAATGCCAAAGAGATAGCTTTTGTGTTCAATCATCGTGATTTGTGCGATTTTGTCTCCACTATTAATAGTGTAATCATTTGCATATTTTGCATTGCTTTGGTCATATATCCTATCATCAACAGCACTGTACTGAAACATCATATTGTCTGAAATATCATAATCTACCAATCTTATTGGATTATGAATAATCATTTTTATCTCATCACGATAATCAAGGTCGATGATGCCCACTCCGTTTGGAAGAATGAGTCCTTTTTTGCCGAGTGATGAGCGTAGCATAAGTTGGAGGTAGTGAGATCTGACAAAATGTCCAAAATCAAACATCCGATTATGATGTTTTCTATCTTTATAATAGATTTTTTCAATGTGGTCAATGTCTATCGACACCCCAAGCCCAACCAATCTCGTCTCTCCCGCACCGATCACTACATCTTCAGATGCGTACAGATCGACACAAGCACTATATTTGCTTCCTCTTGTCGGCTCACAGCCTTTTGTTAATACTTTAAGCATCTTCTTTTACCTCTATTTCTTTCCCACAATAAGGACAAAATTTCATTTTATTGTCAGAGGGGGTTCTTTCTACTATTGAAAATGCACCACCGCATAGTGTTGTGTATCCAACGTCATTATCATACTTCCATTCGCACTTTTCGTTAAAGTGGTTAAATCTATTAACTATCTCATCACCAAAAGATTTTGCATCATTGAAAGTTGCATCTGCATCTATAGCTCTATGTGTTGAGTATAGTTTTATGTCTGCGAAAGTAACATGCCATCCACCCATGAAGCAGAGAGATACACTCCCATATTTTGAGTTGCCTATACATATTAACTTATCTTTGTCTGTATCAAAAGCGCCAGAGACACCCTCAATTCTACTTACATCTATTTTCACTTCACACCTCCTCAATTAACATAAGTGATTTAAAGCTTTTTACCACTTCAAGAATTGATACCTTTTTACCTAAGTTGCTTGGCAGCCCTGCAAGCCTTTTTGCTTCATTTTCTACACTATCCAGTGAATTATGGATTTTTTTTGGTGTAGTTCCGTTTTCAACAAGGACCATATACTGCTTTTCTTTGTCTGGCGTTTCATTCTCTTCTATTTTACTAAAGCAGTGTCTAAACCCACCTTCGTCAAAGACACATAATTTTTTATTGTCATTCTTTGTCACAATGACATGTTTTGATTCTTGTTTAAATTGGTATCTATTTCCTTCTGTGAAGCCAGCTTGATCTATTAGTGCATCTCCATTATATACTGCTGTAAAGCAAATTGGATATTCTTCTTTGTTCTGCTCTTCAAAGGTCTCATTAAATAATTTTTTAGGCATAGTTGATATTACAACCCCACATACAGATATAGTAGCGTCATCCCCGTTTATTTCCACATCATAAACCATTCCGTTTACAAATGTAGTGTTAGTCTCTCTTGTATAAATTACTTTCATCTTTCATCCTTATTTTTTATTTTTGCTTTAGCTATTCTATCTGCAAGTGCAGAAAGATTTTTTTTCTTACGCTCTTTTTTTTCAACAAGTTTTTTAATTACCCTATTTGGCTTTGTCTTTTCTTTTCTTTTTTTCTCCTTTTTATTTTTTGGTTTTTTCACTTTCACCACCACCTCTTTAGGCTTTATAAGTCCATAAGATTTAGTTCCAAGTAGTTTATTTAACTCTTTGTCGAGTTCAAGTGTTCCAAGTGCAATGTTCTTGTAGTCCATAAAGTAGATATGTCTATCCCTGACGTATGCTTTGGTAGCAAAAAACTCTCTAAAGTCTTTCGGAGTGATAATCATCGCCAAGCACTCAACAAGGACTGGTATGCTTTCCTCTTTCATTGTGTTTTCGTTACGGTCTGCGAGTTCTTTCCAAATTGCACTAAGTTTTTCAAGTAGGGTATGATATTGGTAGTCTCCAACTTTTGAGTAAAAAACATTCATAGCTCTTTTTGACTGTAGGTGTAGTTTTTTTAGCTCTGCATCAGGGTAGGGTTCAAGGTCTCTTAATACGGTTGCTATAAAAGTAGCTATTGCGAATGATTTATTTATGTTCTTTGGTATCTTTGTTTCGGTTACTCTGTAGCCGTGTTTTACTTTTTTAAAGTTCATTTTGATACCTCTAGCAAATCTTTATTCTCATAGATGTTGCCTATAATTTCACACAGCTTAAAGTCTATTGCTTCTGCATAATAATCGTTCCTTTTATCTTTTGCTATATAGCGTCCATATTCAACATCAAAAACAACTTCTGCTATTTTGATAGTACCTCTTATCTCCCATTTTAATATATCTCCTCGATAAATCTCAATACCTACAGAGTCTTTTAGTCCAGTGCATAAGTCTTTACCTATCATCCTATACTCAACAAAATCCTCATCAAGACCACTCATCCCATTTATTTCTTCTTCCATGCCCTCTTTTAAAAAGCTACTATCAAGTAACTGATCTAGCGTGTAGTAGAACTTATCCATATTGTCAAAAGTAAATCTAAATTTGATATCTTGCATTATAGCACCTCCGCTAACTTGTGGATGATCTCATAAAGCTTTTCCATTTCGGGGTTTCTAGATAAACATTTACCATTTAATTTTGGGTTGTTTAAATTGTGCCCGTTTAATCTTATATGTTCATCATACGCTTTTTTTGTAAGGAAGAAATTAGTATTGTGCTTCGTACAGTCTTGCACTAACTCATAATTTAGTATTTCAAACACAAACTCATCTGACAATTCATATTTAATAAGCCATAGCTCTACCGTTTCAATACAGTTGCTATTTTTAAGTTCTTCTCTTAGTCTGTCAACATTGTCTATCTCATAATCTTCAATGTGCTGTAAAATATTGTCTGCAAAATCTTCAAGAGAATAGGCTTCACCATCATAAATAATGTCAAAATTGTCTTCTGCAATGCCATCTGGTCTATACTCTTTCTGCTCTGTAGTCAATAAAAAAGCAAACGGTTGAGCAGTATCCATGTTGTCCTGCGTCTTCATTTCATGTGATAAATTCTTGATGAAATCTATCTGATCTTTTGATAATGTTTCAAATGTTTCATCAGTATTTTGTGCAGGTGGCGTATAACTATCAAGATCTGTCTCTGTGCTGATACTGAAACCTTCTTTGTCACAATTTGGGCATCTATAGTAATCTGCTATTGCGGTAGTTCGTATATATTCCAGATCCTCGACATGATCCATTGTAGGACCACACTCTGCACATGAATCATATGTATTTTCATTTTTCATCTTCTTAGGTCTCCTACTATTTTATCGATCACTCTTGCAATCTCCTTGTTGCTAACACTGCTCCTAACAACTTTATTTTTTAAACTCAACAAGTCACCAATGGCAGTCGTAATATCCTCCTCCACTAGTGCCATGCACTGATAAGCATTATTTAATTTTATTTTTATATCACTTGCCATTTATTACCCCTTCAAATTTTTTACACCCAAACCCAATAGATGCACTTGCTACGCCTTTTATGCAATACCCAAGCCCAAGCTGCTCTTTGTCAAGTTCACCGTTCATATCCCTTAAACCAAAGGAAGCACATCTCTCACATACTCTTGTCTCATACTCATAAATGACTTCTGTAAGCTTATCTGTAGCCAAAGACCTTATTTCATACTGATCTATATCCCACACTTTAATCTCGCTCATTATTCCATTTGCGATTATTCCTGCTCTAACTTTAACATGATCTATCGCTGATTCTTTACCCATCTTGTTCTCCTTTAATAAAATCTTTACGCTGCATTATCGCACAAGTTGTCTTAAAAGTTCCTGAACAGTTGATGAAAGATGAACTAATCCATGTAAAACACTTTTTTTGTGTCTACATAATAAGTGATGACTCAAAGTCTGTAAACTCTTCATCATCATCTTTTTCTTCTTTGCCTTCTGATGTATCATCGGTAAGTTCTTCTATTTCTTCCTCTTCTATTTCTTCCTCTTCTTCTGCTGTAAAGGATGGGGCTACGTATGGAACTAAAAACTGTTGCGATAATGTATCAATAATATCAGGGGATCTGATCCCTTGTTTTGCCATTTCTTGTTTGCTTGCTATCTTGTATTTAAAATCCATGGTAAAAGAGAATGGTATATGAGAGAGTTCTGTGAGTATTCTTGTTTTATATTTTTTTGTTGCAATATAAAGGCGGTTTCCAGTAATTGCTTCCTTTAGCATAATGTTCGCTTTTGCTCTTTGGTTTGAAAAACGTTTTTTGTCAAAACCTACTAACCTGCCAGATCCCCAAACAATAGGTTGAACGTGTGCATCCCCTAGCCCTGCTTCTGCTACTTTTTCTTCAAGTGTAGTATATGCTTCATGCCCTCCTGCTGTAGCATCTATAGGAAGTCTTAAGAATTGATAAATATCCTCTGTTTCATCAAGTGTCTGCGTTAATACCTTAAAGGCTTCCTCGGCTATCTCTGTAGGCATCTTCCCTGTTTTGCCTTGGTATACATTAACATTATCAACAATTATATAGTATTTGGTTTTGCCCGTGGCATCTGTAGTTACTGCTACCCTAAGTGTTGTGACTACACTACTGTCTCGCAAGCCCGTATATGAAACGTCCGTAGAGAAGGTTAGGGTATTGAAGTTAAGCTTATCTATCCATTCCTTGCCTTTTCTGCTGTAAGCCCTGTTTGCCTCAAGAGCATTAAGCAAGAATCCATCTTCAAAGAGTGGTGGTAAACCTAATACGCGTACTTGATATTCATTTTCAGTGTATGTAGCTCTCCAATTCATGATTGCTTTGGCTGTAACCCTTGGAGATTGTTCAGAGTTCATCCTCCTTATTCTCCAAGTTCCCCCCTGTTCCTCTGAACGGGTCGTTACCCATTCATGGAACCGCCCACTTGTTCTTGTATGTTGTGAAAAAGCTATACAACTGTTGTATTTCTCTGACAATGCACCAAGAGACCCATCAATATGAGTATCTGGGATACCTGAACATTCATCAAACAATAATAGATAACTCCAATTATGTTGACCTGATAAGTTTGTTGGATCTCCTTTTGGTGCGGTTGCTGGCTCACAGTACCAACTTTCCTTAAATCCTTTTATGTAAATGAGATTATTGTTTAGTTGAAAGAATTTAGCCAAGAATGCCCATTCGCTTATTACTATTTTCCCATTTATACGTTTTGGTTGTTCAAGTCTTGCTATGGCATTTTTGATTTCTTTAAAAGAGAACTTTGTGACCTGTTCTGCTTTTGGGGCTTGTATTCTTGTAATGCTTTTGTTAAATAAAATCATATGTGAAATTGCCAAGATAGCAATTAAGAAAGTTTTTCCGATCCCGTGACCTGATGGAACTGCAAGCCGCCCACCTTCCCAATCGTGTGCCTCAAGAATCTCTATCTGCTGGTAAGTAAGTTCGCTTTCAAAAAGATCATAAACAAGTCGTGGGATATCATTTATGTATTTTTGGACAAAATGCTTCTGAAAATATGGTGAGCGATGCACCTCTGCAAAGTCTTTTGTATTTTTTAGGGAGGCTAAGTTATTTAGCACTAACCTCTACCTCATGGTATTTATTTTTTATATATATCTCTGATTTTTTCAAGGTCATTGTAAAATGCCAATAATATAGAAATTGAAATATTTTAAATCTGCTTTTCTTTCTCTCCCATAGTTCATAGGTTGTATAGGTTACTTTTCCATACCACCCAATATGTAGTTTTTTAACTACTTTTTTATAGTCCGTTTCAACTATCTTTTTTAATTGCTTTACTTTGTTTCTTTTTATTTGTTTCATATTTAATCTATCCAATCTACGATTTTCATAAAAGATTTAATTGCATAAGCAACCACTCCTAAGAATAATATTGTACCAATATGCCACCATGCTATAGTATTCATTTTATACCTTTTTAAATTTAGATAAATTAATATCTGAAAGTGGTATTTTTTGTGTCACTTTTCCAGATTTATTTCTAACTTCAAGTTTCTTGATATCATCAAATTCTTTAACTTCTCCAATAAGCCCGTTTTTGCTTATATATTTAGTTTTACTCATCTATTTCTCCTTCGGTAAAATCTTCATCGCTGTATTCTTTGTTTCCGTATGCGATTTGCTGCTGTTTGACTTTAGCTAGGTATTGAGAGTATCTATCTTCTTGCTCTTCTTGTGATAGGTATTCTTGATTGCCACTTTCCATATTTTGTATTACTTCCATAACAACTGACGCACCTGCAAATGCTCTTTCATCTGGTAAATGAGATTGTGTTTCCTCCCATACCCTTTGTCTTCCATTTGTGTCTTTAATGAGTGTCTTTTGGTACTCCCCATTGCCAAGATCTATAAATTCATATGATCCACTTGTCTTTTTGGTAACTGTTTCTCCTTTTGCTTTAGCCATCAAAAGAAGATAGAGCACTTTGTACGATTCTATAATCACCTCTTGGCTAAATGTTTTGTCTTCCCCTACTGCCAATATGAGATCCAGAGTACCTTTTTTATTTACATTGAATAAATCTAGGACTGGGGTTAGTTTCTCTATAGCCTTTTCAACATCCCCCTTTTTTGGTTTTACCTTCCTCCTTTTCTTTTTAATCACCTCTGGTTTCTCTTTTTCAATAAGGTTTATATCTATTCCATGCTCTTCACATCTATGCAAGAATATACCTACCTGTTTTGATGTGTTTGCTTTTTTTCTTCCAAAGGTATCCATTATCTTATTTATAACGAGATCTTTACTCATATTGCAGTGAGAGAAGAACATTGCATATCCAACTGGGGTAAGTGTTGATATTTTTGATAAATTTGCTATCTCTGTTTTGGTCCAATTTTTAGAAAGTGCAACCCTTACACTTTCCTTTGGGAAGACAACTTTAGGCATTTTGGTCCTTCTCCTTCTGCTTCTCTCTTAGCTTCCATACATCATATGCAAGAAGGGGATCTTGGTTAAAAAAACTCTCACCTAAATCAGAAACCAATAATACACACTCTTTATATTCCAAATGTGAAAAATCTTGAGGGGTGAAAGGGTAGAGCATATTGCTCCCCTCCTTTCTCTGCTAAAAGAGATATTTTAGCATCTTCACCGAGGAATGTTAGTTTTATGGAAGAGATGTCACCAATCATATTATCATACTTGATCAATAGCCCTACATCTTCACTGCTATCCATTAGACTAAGCAAAGTGTTTACTCCATCTTTTACACCAGAGCGTGTACACCCTGCACCAAGTATATAAAACCTTAGATTTTCTATATCACCAAGTGATCCACAATAGGTTTCTGCATCTATGGCATCCTTCATGAGTATTTTTGGTGTAAATACATAATCCCCTATTCTTATTTGTTTGATCGATTCTTCATCTGGTGCTTTATTTATAAAATCAGAGGGAGAGAGGTTTGCATCATCAGATATAATTGCATCATCCCAAAAGTACATTCTATAAAATACCGTAAGAGAAATAGCATCCTGTATAGTGATGGAGTTTATCTGTCTATCGTCCAAGTTGCTTATGTTCTTAACAACCTTTTTAAGATAACTAAAGTAACCACTTTTCTTTTTTGATAAATTAATACTTTCTATAAGTGTTAACCTTTTCAGGACCACTTCATATTTTGGAAGTGATTGTAATAATATTGATTCAGTTTTATTCATAGTTTGCCCTTCATTATTTCATCTACAAAATCAAAAGTTGTTTGTTTGATATCTGACCTTACTCTTTTTTTTGTGGATTTCTTTTTTTCTTTTTTTTGTGTTTGCTCTTCAACTATAAACAGTTGATTCTTTTTTCTTAAAAGTTCCTGCTCCTCTTCTAATGTTCCTTTCCCGTTCTTGCTCCTAATTTCATTCAGTTCATCAATAAGGCGTGATATTTTTTCTTCTTCAATGTTATCTTCGGGTCTTCCATAAATCTCCCATACAATATCACGCCTAGCTATAAACTCTGACAATGATGGAATAGTTAAGTCTTTAAGAAAACCTTTTTTAACATACTCTCTTATAGTGATCTCTGATACTTCCAGTACAAGAAAAGCAGAATACCATGACATTGTTTGCTTGTTGCTATATTTTGGGTATCTTCTTTTTAGCCATTGTGCAACTTCTTCAATATGCTCTTTTGTTGGCGTAAAGTTTTTATATTCAACTAGTGGAGGAAGTGGTGACATTTTTACCCTTTTTGATATCTTATTATTTTATCAATAAGTAGATACATTATCGTTGCCTTATCTCCATGATTTTATAGGTTTAAAAGTAGCAGTTACTTCAAGATATTGTTCTTCCCCTGTTGAATATTCAGTTGATAAATTGCCTTCTAGGATAAAATCGTCTTCCAAGACAACCATTTCATACACTCTATTGGCAGAAAAGTCACTTACAAGATTTGATATTTTTATTCTAAAGTAGTATTGATATGGCAGTAGTGTCGTTCCGTTTGATGGTATAATATTTTGATTTTTATTATTGCCAAGTGCACCACCACTATTGAATAAACCACCTATTGCCCCAAGCCCATTAAGCACAGAGCTTACACCAGAGGGGATGGTTGCCCCAAGCCCACTTGCTATCCCACTAATTGCCTCTATCCCTTGCGATACCCCTCCAATAGCCGCACCTATTCCTAGACCACCTATTGCCCCATGAAGTGAATTTAGTGAAGATATTTTTGTTAAAAAATCAACTACTGAACCATCTTTAAACTCATGGAATACCCCCTGAATTTCACCAGATTGCCTTCCCTTGTGTGAATTGAAATACCCACTTCCTACCCTGTCTTCTTGTGTCTCTAACCCATCATGAACAACAGATATTGATTTCATCATGGAAGTGATTAATTCTGATTTTTCTTTATCATAGTATGGTTCCACTCTTGTTATTTCAACTTTAAATACATCTGCGTGTTGAAGTTTGTCAAGATTTATTTTTGCCTTAAATAATTCTCTTTTATACTCCTCAAGTGTATATCCTGACTCACTAAAGGTTCCGACATTTCCACCATCAAAAGCACCGCTGATAGCGTCAAAACTTCCCCTGATATTATTATATGTTCTAATGATCTGGCTTGCCCCATTAGCCACTGCTGAAACCGAGGAAAGAAAACTCATTACATTACCAGCCCGACCGCGGTTATGCCAAATTCTTTTCTAAGATAGTCTCTGACAGCTTGTATGTCTTCCTCTTGAAAGCCTTCCCCGTCATCAATTCCTGCTGACTTCATCATCCTCATATTGTCTCTTTCAACTTTACGCAAGAAGAATCCAGCAACAAACTGATAGGCACCGATATACCCATCATCAAGTTTAAAATCATCATAGTCAAGTGGCTTAACTCTAATGCCCACACAATCGTTCATTTGGGCTATCTCTATTATTTTAAAGCTACCAATATTTAAATTTAAAGAGTCATCGTCATCTATAAAATTACAGCCAACTTCTTCTGCTTCTATAATTTCTTCCCACCTAGTATTACTAATGAATATAATAGGGGAAACATATGAAAAAAATTCTCTTGACGCATTTTTGAAAGCATTATCTTTTTGTTCTGGTGTAGCAACAATGTTTAACATTGTAAAAGTATCTGTAAAAATTTCTGAAACTAAAGTCATATTAAATCTTTTATTTATTTTTTAAAGTGTAGCGTTTTAAGAGGAGATTTTTTTAAGAGGGAGTGCAAAGAGGGGGATTTGCCCCTCTATTTTACTAACATTCGGAATATCCTCCTGACACTCCATTTAGGTCATTAATCGCTTGGTGTGCAATACCAGTCAACGCCTCATTGATAACAATGTTTTCTGGGAAGTAGTGTGCATGAAGAGTAATACTCTGCTTCATTGGAGTTTCGGAACCTTCCGCATCTGCTTCTGGGGTATCTTCTACAACAATATATCCAAGCACTGCCGTTCCCCACATCTTGCTCTCGATAAGCTCACCGTCACCGATGTAGTAATCAATTTCAAGCTCTCCATTGTGTCCACTTGTCATAATGCATTCAATCGCACTTTTAACATCCATTCCTTCACGCTCATTAAACGTAATAGGTAGTTGTACATATGACTGATTTTTGCCTTTCCCGAAGGTTTTATTCCCTGTTGGAGTAGCATATTCAATTACTCCGTTTTTTAACGTAGGCAAGTTAAATGATGCAGTCATAAAAGAGAGCTGCTCAAACCCTTTAATAACCAGATAGGCAGAAGATGAAGCAAGTACGTCACCTGCACCTTTTTCTGCCACTATAAATCTTTTAGTTACGTCCATACTCATGTTCGTCCTTTAATATAAAATACCATCATCTGAATTAGAAGATCCAAAACTTGATAGTTGCCCTAAAGCACCACCTAATGAACCATCTAAAACATCTGACTTCATAATACCTGCTGTACTTCCTAATGTAAGGCTTACAACTTGGTACACTCTGTTCCCACTTTGATCTATCTTAATCTCATCTACACTTTCCTCCATGCTTTCAATTCTGTAAGTAGCATTAAATCTCTTGCCGAAAAGAGAGATTGAGATATCACTTGGTACAGATCCAAGTGCATCCCTTAAAGCATTTTTTGCATTTTCTTTATTTTCACTTTCAGAAAGTTTTTCATCATAGGCTTGTGCCGACAATGTTTTTGATGTCTGTTCGAGCATATTTTCATTTAACTCTGGTGACATCATCTTTATTAACGCTTGGATAGGCTGTTCAACTTCAAGTGATGCATTTGAGAATGCTCTAAATTCTATTTCTAGGCTTATCTCTTGTGGTTGAAGCCCTGTCCAAACCTGAATTGATTGGGCTTTTGTTATTAGAGTCTTTCCTTCAAGTTCTTTAAGGAACCCTTCATCATCTGCATAAATACCACTTTGTAGTATTGCAGATAATGTTGGAACTTTACTATCTGTGTCGGACCCTTCAAATTTATTAGCCCATTCTGCGCTATTTGATACAGAGTAAGGAAGAAGGCGACCTTTTACTGCTACACCTGTTTTTCTATCCTGTATAGTTACAAAGAGGTTAGGATGTAATTCCCCTATGCTTTGTGGTTGCCATCCAAGACCTCCTCCCCCACCAATAGCCCCAAAAAGACCGCTAATAGAATCTAATGCGCTACTGAATGTGGGTGAAAAAGTCATGAGTGGAGACCTCTTTTCTCTCCTATCTTCATTGATCGCTTACGAGAATAGTTAGCCATTGAAGAGTGGGCTTTGTTTCTTGCTTTTCTAAGTGCTTGTTTTTGCTTTGATGATAGTCTTGTTCTTCCAAATAGGCGTTTACACACCCATGTAGGCTTCCCGTCTCTAACTACCATTTTACGCTTGTATCCAGATTTGCATCTTTTTGGACTTACCCCATCCATGGTGATTGTATCATCATTGTATGTTCCAGAGAACTCTTCTGCTAAAGAGTGTGTGTCCTCTTCCGAGTACTTCTCCTTAAAAGCTTTTGCTAGAGAGGTAATGGAGTCGGTAGAAATATTCTCACGACCAGAAACCATATCCTCAATAACATTGTCAGGAACACCAAGAAAGGACACAAAAGACACAAGGGCTTTTTGAGCGTCACAACATTCAGCACTATCCATCTCTATGGGGTCAAACTCTACGCCCGAAACAGCACTTAAAAAAGCATCATAAGAAAAAGGAACTTCACTGTCTGCAAAGTCCATTAATACTGCTGATGCTGAAAGTGCCACGGATAGAGGATATAGTTTCATATTCATGTGGCTTTCCTTTTTACATTTTTGCTTTTGCAGATTTACTTGCAGCACCACTTCTAGCATCTCTTGTCAGTTTCATATTTAATGCTCTACGTCTTTCTGCTTGTGCAGTGTGGGCATCTGTTACCATTTCTGCAAGGTGTGTTTTTTGTTTTGGAGATACGCCACTTGCTTTTTTGTATTTCTTGCCTTTCAAGAGAGATGCAGGGTATCTACAAAAACCTTTTTTACGAACCCCACCAATAGTACGGTGACATTCAACAGTCTTCATTGTGTGCCCTGTTCCAGTTTTTGCTTTACGTTTGATTTTCTTTTTAGAGAAAGACCAGTCCAGTGTTACATTATCAAGCTGTACACCGTCTTGAAGTTCTTCATCATTTGCAAAGTCTTCAACAATAGAATCAAAGTGAACATATGCAGTAACAAGTTGTGCAATGTCTCCGTCTTCTGGGATAGCACTATTCATAGCACTTGCAAAAGATTGGACCTCATCCATCGCGATTTCATGATCATCTTCAAACATATCAAGAATAGCACTATCGCTCATTCCCAATGCACCTGCAAAGTCCATTACTATATTAAGAGCATATTGGAACGCTTCATCATCATATTGAATATTAAAGTGCTCTTCATCCCCTGCATCATCAAGCTTTACAGTAGTCCATCCGATTGCATCCATCATGATATCCACTAATGTGACCTCATCCGATGGTTGTACTGCTGAAACAGCACTTGCTACAGCCATAAGCATATTATGTTTCATATGCAGTTGTGTCATGCTATCCATTTGAACAGCGAGGGAAACACCCTCTTTTTGTTCAGATGCTCTAGCAGGAGTGCTAATCGCGTCTAAATCAATTTTATAAATTTGTGGCATTGGTTATCCTTATATTTTTCTTTTAACAGTGCTTCTTACGACACCTTTTCTCATGACACCTTCTGGGTAATAGGTAAAGTCTATTACAACGGTATCGCCATTTTCATCATATACTTCAAAAGTCCACGGCACTGCAACATCATTATCAAAGTATGCATTAGCTTGGCAGTGTTCAAAAAACACTCTTGCTTGGCTTTCCATGAAGGATTTTGCAACTGCAATATTTCTAAACACTTGGCTATCTAAATATTGCCCTAGCGTTCTTTTGATATAACCAAGACCATCAGATACAGGAAAGCTCATTAGGCTTGTTTCTTTTTCTAATGCACTTAGTACATCTGAAATACAAACTTTACCAAGGAAGTCTTCAACGGTATTAATTCTTGCCTCTGTCAACTCTATCTTCTCATCATTTGTGAGAGGAGTTATTTCTGTAGGCGTTACTCTTGGTAGTGGGTGTCTAATCCCTGCAATACCACTTACGCGATACTCTGCACGCTTTTGTTTACCGTGGATATTTCTTGCTACACATCTACCTGCAACAAATCCACTAATCCCGACATTTTGAAGACCAGCTTTATATTTATATTGGACTCTATTCCAGAGACATTGGACCAAATCACCATCCAAGACAAGTGTTGTTTTTTTGGACTTAGCCAGTGCAATGCTTGGTGCAACAATATCAACCAAATAGCCAATCGTTGCTTCCTCTGCAATATCTCTCATCATTTCCAAGAGTTCGCTATCTGTGATCCCCATAGAGACAACATAATCACTTTTTCTTGAAACAGTATTTAAAACCGTTTCTGAATGAGAAACACTAATCGCACCTGCATCTGTAGTCAAGCCATTGGTAAAGGTCTCTGTGATAGAGAATGTCTCTGCATAATCTACATGGGAAGTATCTACTTTAAGGGCAATGATTCTATCATCGGCAATATTACCAATATAGTCACTCTCGTTATTATCATCCAAGTGTAATGGATCAAGATGACCACTTACTTTATAGATCTTGTTACCAAACTCATCCGCAAACGTGATAGTTGCTTTTTCTGCCTTAACTGTTAAGTCAACAGTAATTTTTGATTGTGGACAAAGCTTGATAAGCATTTCAACTGCATTGGTAGGAGTTACATCTTCCCAAGTATCCAAGTTGGAAACGCCAAAAATGTTTTGTTCTACGCTGCTATCAAAAGAATAGACTCCCGTATCCTCGGCAAGTGAAAGAACCTTTGTTGTACTGTCTGCACCAAGAAGTCTTGAAAGATACACGCGTCCATTATATTCATTAAAGAAGTCTTTAATATGATATAAGGTTTCATTCTTAGGGTTTCCACCGTTGGAAGTCTTTGTACTCTTCAATCTTTCATTTGTGCCAACAATACTCAAAGCATGGAGGGGATTACCAATGTTCATATAGCCTACACCACAAATCACCCCTGCTTCATTTGGCTTAAAACGTTCAGTAAGATCTTTTGTCGCCTCAATATAGATTGACGGAAAAATTTCTTCTTTATTTGTTAATCTACTCATCTTCTCCAACCTCTGCTACTCTACAGATTTCAACATCTGCATCAGGGTAAAGTTCTTTAAATTCATTATCGGATATAAGATCTTCCCCATATTTTTCATGGATAGCTTCAATAGCTTTTTTTGCAACAGGGCTACCGCTAAGATTCCCTTCTTTGGTAATTACAGAAGACGGGTACACTGATTTGAAAGAAGAATTGTCTGGTTTCTTAGTAGCATTTATGTCTTTGTTTGCATCACCTTCGGTAAGTTTTACTTTTTGAGCAACTGTGATCTCCGTTGCCCCAAAAAGAATTGAGCAGCCAGAACCTACGATCTTTTTTTGCTCTTCATCGGTAATAAGCGATTGTCTAACAACTCTCTGCGATTTACTTCCTATCTCAACACCACCCAAAGAGATGGTGGCATCGGATAGGTTATTAACTGCTTTTCTCATATCAATAACCTTCCAGACTCTTAACTATGAGTCTTAAATAAAAGTGTTTTAGCTAGTTTTCTAGCGTGTGGGTCTTTGTTCGCCTCAACAACCATTTCACCTTCAAGTGCGATTTTCTGCTCTGAATCATCATTGATTTTAAGATCAACTGGGATGATTGGAAGACCAATACCTACAATAACTGCTCTTTTTGCAGGATCAGATGGTGTTCCAACAACATGAAGTGTATTGTATACATTGTCCGCAGCAGTACCAGAAACAACACCATTTTCATCAACCAATGGATAGTTTGTATCATGTCTTGGATCATAGTATGCAGGGTATTTGCCATCAAGGTACCCAAGGAACTTAAATGTATTTGCATCATTTGTATCACGGATAGTAAGACCATCTGTATTTTTAGCCATCATACCGAATGCATCAATGAGACCTTTACCACCAAGTACAACTACTTTGTCTGTAAGCATAGATTCTTCAAGAATTTCTACGGACGCTTTATCAATACCTACTGTTAAGAGTTTATACGCTTCATTTGTAGTAGCAAGTCCTCTATTTGTTGTAAGATCAATAGCTGTACCAGAACGTGTAGCAAATTGTGTAGCCAAATCTACTTTAGCGCCAATAAGTTCAGATGCTATCTTTTGACCTGCAACTTGAAGACCCACAGGTAGCAATGCATGTTTAACTGCTTGATTTACTCTTCGGATGTCGAGCATTGAAGCTTTTGTAGCGATCGTTACTGGGTTAGCAACATATGTAAAGTCACGAATATCTGAACCGACAAACCCTCTTACATCACTGATCTTTTCAACAGATAGGGAAGAACTTACATATAGTTTTGTTCCATTTGGAAGAGTTGCGTTGTCTTCAAGTGTGATAACGATTGTACCAGCTGCATAATCAACAACCATTTCAATCTGCTTATCATTATAAGTGATTGTTCTTTTTGGCTTTGTCTCTTGGTTAGCCACCTCATAGTCATTTAAAGAAAGACCAGTATCCCCAATGATTACCTCTGATGTGCCTCTACCGATTTTATAGTTGCCTGCATCACTTGACTTCTTTTTGATATCAAATGTATATGTAAGTACGGTATCTGCTTTTGTAAATGTTTCACGTCTTGCAGTAAACGCCATCGGAAGTGTTACGTTTTGTGGTGTAAGTAGGGTATCATCTGCTAGATCTCCCATCCCCTCTGTTACAGTTGGGTTAAATGAGTAGATTTTAAACTTTCTGTTTGACTTATCTTCCATATCAGAGATGTTACCATCAAGACCTGCAATATTTGAATTGAGAATAATGTATTGGTTAAACGCTACAGCTGTAGCTACAATACCACCACCATCAACAGAATCAATACCATCCATTTGAACAAGTCTACTATCTTGGATAGCCGCAGCCGTTGCGATTGAAAGATCAATAGCATCTGCTGTAACCAATACGCCAGAAGCTTGTGCCTGTGAAATACCAGATAAAAGTGTCTCTGCTACTCCGTGGCTCCCTTTGCCCTCTTCATTTGCTTGTGGCATAATTGCATCAAGTTGTGTAAGCTTTTCACTTCCTATTGTTGCTTGAGTGATTACCGCATCCATAGTTACGTCTTCTCTCTCTCTTCCAAGAGCTAGAGCGATTGCCGAGATATTGGCATCTCTTACGATTTGTTGTGACATTTGTATTTCCTTATGTGTAATTTATGTACAGCTTAATTTTAACGCTTTTTTGAGATGATATTTTAAGGGGGGTAGTTTTATATTTTTTAGGAGATAGTTGGGATTTGTTTTTTTATATTAATTAATAATGTTTTTTGTGATAAGAGAGAGTGGTTTTTAATCACCCTTTGTTTTTAGGTATTGATAGAAATTTGATATCAAATGTAAATGACTTGCAGTTGTAATATTTTTTCTATACTTTATTTGATTAAATATTCTCCATGCAAACTTCACTGATTCAATATTTGCTTGTCTTGTTGTGGCACCATTGTTTTTTAGAAGCAAAACAAGATACTCATATACATCTCTTGGAGTGAACTTTTCACTTATTGGAGTTGGTATCTTCGGGGTGATTAACTCAAGTGTTACTATGTTCCCCCCTATTGATATGATTATGTTGTTTTCAAAACCCATCTATAACCTCCAATCTGCAACTGTCGCAAATTGTACGACACCCAATAAATGTAGTTGGTGTTCCTGATTTACATTGACATACCCTGACTCTATGCTTGTCATACTCTTCTTGTGTGGTAGGTGGTTGCCATTTTGATAAAAAAATAGAGTGATCTCCATCTTCACTGCCAGTATCAACGGATATAAAATTATCGTTTTTATATGCCCCATTCTCCCAAGCCATCTTAGCTATCCTCTCAGTAAACTCTTTAAGGTCTTCGTTCTCTCTTGGTGGTTGGCTTCCTTCTCGATGCCACCATGTCTCAAAGTCTTTGTTGCTCATAATCTTCTCCTAATTCTTTTTCAAGTTGTTTAAAAACCTTTCTAAGCTTCAAGTTCTTTTCTGTGCTCATTTTCCAGATCACACCACACCAGACAATCTCATATCGCCCTATTGTATCCCATCGCTTAGAAAAGCCCATGCCTTCAAAGGTTTTCTCCATCTTATTAATAAATGCTCTATCCTTATCGGTCATTTGTTTTGTAATATGTTTTGGTAGATTTGGTATCATTTTAATGTCTCCTCTGTGATGTCTTCCCAATATTCAGCACCATCTCTTATTAATTCCATTGAATCAAGACTAAGAAATTCTGCAAAAGAGAGTAAAATCCCCTCTGACTTTCTATGTTTGTAAACCTCACCATCCACAATGTAATACCTATAGAAATATTCGGTATCTTCTACGATGTTCCCTTTTACCATCTCTCCAAGTGCATGAAGAGCATCAATCGTAGCATTGTCTTCCACTGTCTCTTTCTGTACCACCATCTTTGGAACCCATGCTTCATTTCTTGGATCTTTAGCATTTATTACATTACATAGTTTCTGACCTCTTTCCAAGGCTTCATTTGTGCTGCTTGCGTCTATATTAATTTCTATGGTTGTTTTGTACCGCATGGGATGTACCTCACCTTTCTATCCTCATCACTGATACCCCTAAGTATCTTGATTTTTTTTCTTATTCTCTCTCTTGCTTTTAGGATCACTTCTTCTACTCCAATGCTTACGGATGGAAGTCCTGTTATTGTTCCAGATAGTACTTAAAGGATTATATACATATCTTTTCTTTTTATCTTCATTTTTCTTAAGCATCTCCTCTATAATCTCAATAAGTTCATGCTTTTTTAGTTTCTTATAGTTATGTCTATGCTTTTCAAGAAGTGTCATAATCTATACCCAATATTTCTTGCGATTCTTAATTGAAGCATTACTGTTTCACCGTAGACTAAATCAGAATTTTTACACGTTCTTGGCATTTTAAATTGATATTTCTCTCCGTTATATACATATTGTAATTTAACAGTATTTTTATCCTCCATGAACATTACATACGCTTTTACTGTAGTGCTACTGAAATGATAATATGCTAAATAACATATACCTCCAACCACAACGCCAAATAAAAACATCATCCACATACTATTACCTCCTCATTATTTGGAACTAAATACCAGATTTTCTTTTTTCGGGAGTCCTTGTCTATCTCACACTTAACATAAGCAACTCCATTATCTTTTTTGGTATATGTTTTCCCATTTCGCTTTACTGTAAATGATCCACCTATTGCTATATCTCTTGCTGTTGTTATAACTACCCCAACTTCTGGGTTTTGGTGTATATTGCCAACCACTTTGCAATTATGAAAATCAAAAGTATATATTGTCTGGTATTTAGATAAGACTGTGTATCTTGCTTGACTCTCTGAATAAAATACTGGTGCAATCGTTTTAGTAAATGGAAACTCTACCTTGATTAGATCCCCTACATAAATATTTTTTACTCGTATATGTGGTTCAATTACAATATCATTCCCCCCGTCAACACACTTTTGACAATAAGAAAAGAACTCTGAAAGATTTTTAAAATCTTTTGAATAAGTATATACTGCATTAAGTTTATCCCACGCTCTAAATTTCAAATTAGTTATGCTGCCTGCTGTATCTTCATGTGTTTTTTTATTACCCATTTGCCAGCTCCTTATTTAGTTTTCTTATGTACTCATTGATATCCTTCACTGAATCTTTTTCAATAGCCCTACATTCTTTATGCTCTGCTATGAATTTAGGGTTAGTCGCCCTATTCCATTTTCCAAACATGTTCTTGTAAATATAAAAATAATCTTCAAACATTTTAAACTCCTTTTTCATTCATCAGCCAATCTTTAGCCTTTTGGATGTCTGCCCTTGAGTGAGTTATATTTTCATTCATATCTATATAGAATTTCACTACTTCTTCTATAGTATCAAAGGTATATATTTTGATAGCCAAGTGTGTATTAAATGCACCAAGATACTCTTTTAATTCTTGATATGAATACCCAAAAGGTTTTATTTTCCCATCAAAAAAATCTATTATTGCAGTAGTTCTTTGAAGCCCGTCAATGATAAGTGAATCCTCCAGTTCTCCCATTCTGTAAAATAAAAGTTCTGTATTTGCACCACTCAATAAATTTTCAATAAACTTTAACTTCATTTTTTTAGTCCACTTATTATTTGCTCTTTGAAATGGAGGAGTAACCCTATCTAACCATGATTTATTTGTTACATCATTCTTTTTAAGAGTCGATTTAATGTCCAAAATATCATACCAAGTATGTAAGAGCATAGAATCTACAAATCTTTTTAATTCAATAGAGACACAATAGTTATCTCTATTAAAATTACTACTTCTCGTTTTTTTTACTAAATCCATTATTTTATTACACATCTTCTACTCCACTACGCTTTTAATGAAATCATTATTAAGGTAGGCTCCATACGTTCTCCCAACCCCAACAAGTCTTTCAAGTTCTGCCCTCTTTGATAGTTTTGCTCCCAGAGATGCAATAACCCCTGCATTAAGGTGTCTCACCACAAGAACCCCTATCTTGGCATCTCTTAGGTATTCATCTTTTGCTTTATCATATGCCTCTGGTGTTGTCTTGATAGCTTTTATTTTTACTGCACCACTTTTATATTTATGAAGTTGTCTTACAGACATTCCAATTTCTATCGCTACATCCTGTAATGTTATTTTACTTATATGTGGCATACTCTATCCCCTTATTTATTTAAATTTTCCCTAATGGTCTCATCTGTATTTGGTAAAACCATATTCTCATCCTTCGTTTTAGATTTTATCTTCATTAGCTTTTTTATCTATTAAATTTTCTAATTCTGATTTTAAAGTATTAATCTTTATTGAATTAAGTATCATATTAGTATTTACATATTTAAGATTAAGAATCTTAATTGCTTCGTTAAGAATCTTAATTGCTTCGTTGATTATATCAATAGCTTTATTATAATTCATTATCGGCATATTAGTATGCAAATTAACAATATATTTATCTGATCTAAAATCAATATTAATATTTAGATTTGCTTCTATTTCTCTTTTTAATTTTTGTATTTTCATAATCTTATCCTTTTTCTTTTTCTTTTGTTATTCTGCTAGCAGTGCTTCATTATAAAGCAACATCATTTTGTTTCTCTAGGTCTGTTAGTATCATCATCTACTCCTTAAAATCTTCAATTACTGTATTACTATCAACAATAACCTCGATCATCGGTTCAGGCATATCACAAAACACATCTTTGCTATCTTGATAATCTTCATACTCATCTTTATCGTATACAAAACATACGCCATAAAAATCATCATCCTTAATAAACTTTAGGCATGTG